GTACGGTAACACTCACCGTCCCATGCATCGCCCGGCCATGCGCCTCACTAAAACCACCGTCATTCGGTATAAACTTCACCTCAATATCTTCACCCATGTCAATCGTATAGGCCTCGGCGGTGCGGAAGCTGTTCCGGCCATTGCCCGCCTTGCCCACACCATCCCTAAAGGTAGCGGTCCGAAAATCAATACCATCATCACGCCGCACATTTATGTCACGCCGCCGCCTCCGGGCAATAGGCTCCGGCACCGGTTTCGGTTTGTGGAAATATTGGGTCAATTCCCCGGTGGTTTTCTTTGCCGCCTGGGCCACCTCCACATCTTTAATGACCCCCTCATAATATTTTAACATACGTTTCTTATCCCCAACCGCGGTCTTCATCTCAAGCTCAATTATCTTTTTAGTGTTTGCCAACTCGGCCAGGGTACCGCTATTATACTTCCCGTCCGCCGCGTGGTGGTTTACCGTTTTGATACTCTTCAATATAGTGTTCCAATACGTGTCCTCCGGGTGCACGTTTGCCACCTGTGCCGGGGCCACACCACGGGCCGCCACCAACTCATCACCAAGCGCCGCCTTTATTTTCTCACTACCGCTAAAGGTAACCTTGAACTGGAGTTTGGTGTGGGGTTTGTTGCCCTTACCAACTTCCTCCCAAACAAGTATATTCAGGTCTTCAATATCTTCCCGGTCCCCCGCTATGTTTACGCCATTGCTCCGGGCCGTACGCACGCGCTCGGGTACCTCGGGGCTGTTCCCATAGGCGGCACGCCGCCGCCCCGGTGGGGCCGGTACCGTGGCCCTGACGGGTGTTTGTGGTAACCGTGTGGCAAGGTCGTCTATACGTGCCGCCAACACACCCCGCACCGCATCATCTTCCACCCCGGCCAGTAGGAGTTCCCGGTTTGCCATTATGTGCCGTATTTGCCGCTCAATTTCCTCATCGGTAATGTCCCCAAAAATGGCCGCGGTGTTTGGGTTAATGCTTGCATCCCGCATTGTATCCAGCTCAACCACCTTCGCGCCCCACGTACGTTTCGGGGCACCCTGCGCCCGGTAGGCCAACGCGCCGCCGTTGTCTATACGGAAGGCACGGCCGCCACGTATTAGGATGTTGTCGTTTGCGAGCCCGGCTACGTCATGGTTCGCAAACAGCGCATCCGCCACAAACCCCTTCCGGACCTCTTTGTGTATAGCCCGGATGCTTGCCGCCGGTTTACCCGCCTTCCACTCGGCCAACGTTTGCCCGCCCTCTAAAAATTCGGTCACCTTCATCGGCCCGCCCGGGGCTTCTATAAGGTGGCCCTGCGGGGTGGCGATGCCGAGCCGCCGGTAAAGCTCATCCGCCGTTGCCTCACTCCGTAGGTGGCCCGGTTTAATATTTGTACCACTACTATCCTTCACCACCCATTGCTTGCCCGTCGGGTCCTTTGCGAGGTATGGCCGCGTGCTCCCGGGTAGGTCCCGCACCTTAACAAGATCGCGCTCAAGCGGTACCGCTATCTTCGGGGGTGCCACCACCGCACCCGGTGCCGCCGTAGGTGCCGGGTAATATTTGGGGTGCGCCTTTTTGAATTTGTTTAGGTAGGCAACCGCTTCCGTGGTTTTCATATCGCCAAACTTATCGAACCCCTCAAATTTTATTAGCTCGTCTAACAGCTCTTGTTTTGGGGCCGTTGCGCCCTTTACCAACGCATCATCCATCTCGGCGGTAGTCCATTTCACATCATCCGCAAAATCATCCGCCTCAACCAACCAGCGCGGGGGTGCGCCCGGCGGGGGTGCGGGGGCAATGGCCCGGGGTGGCCCGGGGGCCACCGGTGGGGGTGTACCCTTCGGGGCCTTCTTCAACCCATCCATTATCACCTTCTGCTCCACCACATCATCGGCCATTAAAATCTTGTTCGCCGTGCCACCGGGTAGGGTGGTGGTGTGCCACCCCTTTTCGCTGAGCACCTTATTGATACCCTCCACATTAAGCTTCTGTTTGGTGGCGGGGTTTACCCAATCCATATCCACCACACCGCCGCCGAATTTTGGTTTGGCGTAATGCTTCTTCGCCATACCCAGTTTCGTTTTGTGTGCGTGTGCCGCCTTAGCCGCGGCCGCCTTCACCTTATTATGCCCCTCCGCCCCACTCTTCTTCAATGCCGCAAACAAAACCCCGTCACTCGTGGTGAGGTGTTTATAGGCCGCCTGTAACACCTCCGTATCCCGTGCCACCACTACCGGGTCGGCACTTAGGGCTATAGCCTTTTTCGCCTCATCAAAAGTCATCCATTTTGTGCCCGCCGTTTCCGCATCCATTGCACCCAAATCCACCCCAAACGAACGCCCGAGGAAATAATTGGTTTTTGTCTTTGCGCCCTTAAAACCGCCCGGCAATACATCCTGTATTATACCCTGGTGCCCGGTTTCCTCAAGCAACTCGGCAAGCGCGGTCGTGGCCGGTTTGGTACCGCCACCCTTTGCGAACGTCCAGTGTGCCCCGCCGTAATGCCCCGTAGGCTCCCGCATCAATACCCGGCCATCACTATCAAAAATGATTAGGCCGTAGCTCTGCGTCCGCCCACCGGTGGGGGTACCCCAACCCTTCGCGATGAGGGCCGTGTAATCCGCGTCATCCAATAGGTGCCCGCCGGTAACACCACCGCCCCAATTCTTTACCGCCTCCGCCGCATCATCCGTATACTTTGCGGCCAACGCCTTCTCGGCCGCCTTTATTTTTGCGGCTTCCTCCGCCGCCTTTTTAGCCGCTACCGCCTGCCCGGCTAATTTCTTCTCAACCACTTCTTCAAACGCCTGCATCTGGGCCTTTAATGCGGGCACCGTGGGGTCCGCATATTTTACCGCCGCGGCCGTCACCTCAACAAAATCCTTTGCACCCCAATCCTCAACCCCCCGCGCCGTGGCGAGTTTTTTGGCCGTATCCTGCCCGAGTGTGGGTAGGGCCTTCCCCGGGGGTTGGAATAGGTCATCGTCGGTCAACCCGTATTTTTTCTTCACCAACCCAAACTTCGTCTTGAGGCTGTGAGCCACCTTTACGGCGGCCGCCTTTTGTGCCGCCCGTTTACGCGCCACCACCTTCGCCGCCGCGGCCTTGTATGCCTTTGAGCCGGGTTTGAGCTTGATGCTTACCTTCGTTACATCCGCACCCACCCAACGGCTCGCCGCCCGTGCCGCCTTTGTACTTAGTCTCGGATACTCCGCCTTGATGCTCGCCCGTATGCGGGCCTGTGCCTCGTCCCTATGCCATACCTGCCCGGTAACCTTCCCCGTCGGTTTGGTGCCCGGTATTGCCAACCCCTGCCCCGGCCCGGCCCATTGCGTCGCCGTCGTGCCCTTTATGTTTTCGCCTACGTTTGCGGGTATCCACGCACACCGGCAGTTCGGGTGGCGGGGTATCATACCCCGGGCCTCCTTCACGGTGAGTATAACACCCTCCAACGGCTCGCACATCGGGCAAACCAGATCATCATGGGCCGTGGACCACTCCGCCATCACCCCAACCTGGTCAACCCCCAACCGCTCAAAACTATCCAACTGCCCCTCGGCGTGTGCGTGTATGGTTTCCGTCCGGGCAATAGCCAACGCCCGTTTCTTCTCGAGCACCGTAACCGATTTATTCAGCTCCCGCGCCAGCTCCCGCGCACCCGCACCCCGCGCCATACCATCCGTCAATATACGCGTCATCTCCTTGTCCATATCGGCCGTGACGCCCTTTAGGTGGGTGAATGCCCGGGTGCCCAATAACCGCATCTTACTTTGTGCGGTGGGGCTGTTAAAGGCCATATCCAGAAACGCGGCCTTACCGCCCGCCATAAACTCAAACTCCTTACCCGCCGCCGCTATGCCCGCCGCATGGGTGTCCGTGTATGTGCGGAGGAGGCCTTTTTTGTATGCGCTTTTTATGTAGGGTTCTAACCACGGTGTGTCTTTGTTTGGCCCGGTAACCTCTAGGATGCCCGCATCCACCTGCCCCTGCAACCATTCCTGCTACGCTTCCAGTTTTTTATCATCCGTCTCAAACCGCCAGCGGGTATTGGTGGTGAGGGCGTTGTTTGTGCCCTTTTGTTTGAAATACTCAATTTGCCGGAGCCGCCGTGTGGCCGCCGCCCGGGTACGGTAACCACGGGAAAGCTTCTTCCCCTTTTCGCTGTATACGTACCATAGCCCACCAACGCGCCTGACAACGTTTATAGTTAGGACCGTGTTTTGTATTGCCGGGGGTGGTGCTGTACGTGTAGCGGCCACCGTCGGCACCCCTCGGGGCCGTATAACCGCCCTACGGTCCGCCCGCACGCCAAACGCGTCTTCATCGACAATGAGTTTATTTATTGCACCCCGTAACGCCCGCAACCGTAGCCGCACCTCCGCCATAAATGCCCGGCGGAGTACGGTGGTACGGGTGGGGTCCATACGTAGGGGGCTCACCCGTTTCCTCTTATTTGTTACTATCATTTTCCGAACCCTTTACATAACCGGGGTATTTCCGGTATAACGTGTTTTTCAAACCGCGTGCAGTAATACCCGCGGAGGTGTTTGCACCGGGTACATTTCACCCATTTACGCGGCATACGGCGCATCTACCCCTCCTCCCCCGCCTTCGCCGCCGGTGGTGGTGTATTGCCTTCACCCGCGCCCTCCAATTCCTTAGGGGTGGGTATACGTGCCGCCACAACTTCTTCCTCGGCCTCTATGCCCTTTATGTGCTCAACCGCCGCCCCTATTATTTGCGCCGCCGTATCCTCATCCAACCCGCACACCATGGTAAGGAATTCCATCGGTGGTATGATTGTGTCAACCCCACCGCCCACGTACTTCGCCAACGCCTCCGTCTTCTTTACCGCTACATCCGCCTTATCCATATCACTCGGCGCACTAAGATCCGGCCACTCAACCACCCAACCCCGCGGCTCCGCCGGTGCCCGTAACGCCCCATATTCCACCAACCGCTGGAGCACCGGGTCAATTATCATGGGGGTCACGTACCGCTCCTGCCGGTTTTTTAACCGCCCGTTCCAGGCCTTTGTTGCCTGGTCCCCGCTAACCACGCCTTCCTCAATACCCATAAACACACGGTACGGCACGCCCAGGATTATACATATAGCCTTAATATGCACCTCGAAGCTCGAGGTGGGGTCCGCAATTTGGGGCGCGAGGCTTTTGGCGCTCATGCCCGTGAGGGCTATGTAACGTTGTAGGCCGTTCATATAGCGGAACATCGCCGTGGCCGTTGCGTCCTCATCCAACTCCGCATTTTCATTCCCCGGTTGCGTCTCTAGGCTAACCCCGGGGAACCCACCACGCCAATACATCTCACCACTACCACCCAAAACCTTCCGCAGATCATATAGCCGGTTCCATACCGGTTGCATACGCGGGGTCCCCAACACCTCGCTCGTTTTCCGGTTGTCCGCTATGTGGCTAATACGGGTCCAGTGAACCTTTGTTTCCGTTGTGTTTGGTGGGGTGGCCGCCGCGCCCGTTTCATATGAAGTCGGGTCCGCCAGCGTTACCGTGTAATATGTGGGCAACCCGTACCGGGGGTTCCCAATATCCTTTTCATACCCCGCTATCGCTACCAGGCTGGCATCTAGTACACGGATGTATAACACGCGCCGGGGTGCCCCGGCGGTGGTGCGGGGTTTGCCCGTGACCTCTTCCCAGTTTTCCCAACCCTCAACCGGCTCATGTAACGCCAACCCATCATCCAACCCCCACAGGATTACCCCGTACCGGCCCACCCCGCTCAATTCATCCGCCCGTTGCAGATAATGGAATAGGTGGTGGCGGTCCTCTAGCGCCTCCAAATCTTCCTCAAACGGGGTGTTTTTTTCCGGGTCCTCGTCTTCATAAATACGTGGGAGGTCTTTCCATGTCTCTTCCGGGTATATGTTCACCACCCGGCACCCCATCTCCCGGTCATACATATGCCGGTATTGTGTCTCGTTTACCGTTTTGGGGTACCCACATTCCTCATCAATATCACGCCGCG